GCTGATGTCATCTTTGAAGGCCCACAAGCCACAGGCGGCACTGTCTATCAGATGTCAGTCTATGGCGGCATTGAGCAGATTGATGGCAAGTGGTACACCAAGTGGAATCTAGGCCCATCGTTCTTTCAAACTGAAGATGCTGAAGGCAATGTCACTACTGCTGCTCAGAATGAAGCTGCTTACAAAGCCGCTAAAGACGCAGAACAAGCCAAGTCTGTACGCAACTCACGTACTGAAAAACTCAAAGACAGCGATTGGACGCAGATTGCCGATAGCACCGCCGATAAAGCTGCATGGGCTACATATCGCCAAGCATTGCGTGACATTACTTCTCAATCGGGCTTTCCTTGGGAAGTCACATGGCCTGATGCTCCATGAAGTATGTTTGGAAAATCACAGAGCTAAAAACCGAGGGTGATGCACTCACGGCTAAATATCATGCTTTTTTGATTGATGACATAACGATTGAGACTGAGGGCTACTGGACATTCCAAGAGCCCAAGTCTTTGGATGGCGTAACAGAGGAAATTGTTGCCGGTTGGATTGAGGATGAGACTACCAAAAATGGGGTAAGTAGCATAAAATCAAGGCTACTTGAGCAGCTCAATGCGGTAAAAAACAGTCAAGATTTGGCATTGCCTTGGAGACCACCGACATTCAAGCCAAATTTATAAATTAAGGATTTGACATGGTAATGCCAATAGAAATCATTAGCAGAGCATTGAAAGACATTGGCGCATTGGAAGCTGGCGAGACCCCTACGCCTGACGCGGCGGCAGATGCTTTCGATATGCTTAACGACCTTGTCGACCAGTGGTCTAATGAAAACATGATGGTTTTCAACGTCACAGAGATTATATTTCCTGTGATTTCGGGGCAAGTCCAATACAGTTTAGGCCCTTATCCCCAAACCACAAACTTTATTGGTGCTTCATTTAACGGGTCTATTTCCGGCAATATTCTTACGGTTACGACGGTAAATTCAGGCGCTGTAGCTCAAGGGCAATTCTTGAGTGGAACTGGCATAACGGCTGGCACAAAGATTATAGGAAACGTCACAGGCGGTGGCGGTAATGTTATCCAAGCGGGTACATACCGAGTCAACATCAATCAAACGGTGGCCGCCACCACAATTACTGCTAACTATCAAAAACCATTAGGCATTAGTTCTGCTTTTGTGCGGATTAATACCACAGCCAATGGACAGCCAATTACAGGCGGTGGTTTGGATTACCCTGTGTCTATTTTGGCTTTGGAAGATTACCAGTTAATTGGCTTAAAGACGTTAAACGGCCCTTGGCCAAAAGCGTTGTACTACAACCCTAACGAAGAATCAGGCAATTTGTTTGTGTGGCCTAACCCCGCACAAGGCGAAATGCATTTATTTGCTAACACATTGTTTACACGTTACAACTCTATTAATGAGTCTATTACGTTGCCACAAGGCTATTCAATGTGCCTCAGATGGTGTTTGGCAGAGCGTTTGATGCCTATGTACGGTAAGGTAAATCAAGTGCAAATTGCCATGATTTCTCAATATGCGGCGCAAGCAAAGTCTACTTTGAAGCGCACCAATATGTCGCCAATCCAAACGTCCCGCTACCCTGATTCTTTGCTGGTAAACAAAGCAAAAGATGCTGGTTGGATACTTTCGGGAGGTTTTGTCTAATATGCCCGATTTTGGTTTTGTTGGCCCTAGTTATGAAGCACCTAGCATCTACCAAGACGCACAAGAGTGCATTAACTTCTTTCCTGAAGTTGACCCGCTTAAAGAGCCTGGCCAACGCGGAGTAGTCGCGCTTTATCCAACGCCAGGTCTAACTGCCAAAGCCCTTTTAAACACCGGCGAAGTGCGTGGTTTGCGGACTGTATCGGGTGGTCAGCAGATGGTTGCTGTCTGCGGAGCTTATGTCTACGTTCTAACATCTAACCTTACGCCATATATTGTTGGATTTTTAAACACAACTACAGGTCGTGTTGGCATTACTGACAACGGAATTAACGTCTACATTGTTGACGGTGCATATCGGTATACGTGGAGAATTTCCACGCCTGCTACTGCTTTGTTTACTGGCTCAATCTCAGGAACAACATTAACCGTAACTACCATGTCTTCCGGCACTATTGCTGCTGGTCAAAGTTTGCTTGGTGTTGGGGTAGCTAATGAAACCGTGATTACTGCTTTGGGATCAGGTACTGGCGGGGTGGGGACGTACACAATCAATATTTCCCAAACTGTTGCGTCTAGAACATTATCCACGGCGGCGGTTGGTGCGATTGTCACTGGCGCTATTTCGGGAACAACTTTGACCGTTAGTGCGGTGACATCGGGCATTTTATATCTTGGCCAAACCATCCAAGGCACTGGTGTTGCTGCAAACACCATGATTACAGCCCTTGGAACAGGCACAGGAGGCGCTGGAACTTACACGGTTAGCACTTCACAGACTGTTGCTTCTGTTACGTTGTATGCCCTTAATTTCACGCAAATTCCATCAACAGATGGTGCGTTTAGCGGTGGAAATACTGTCGATACTGTGGACAACTACTTTGTCTACAACCGACCAAACACACAACAATTTGGCGCATCCAACCCATTAAGCCCAATTTCGCCAACAACGTCATTTGCGTCTAAAGATGGCTCACCTGATAACTTGGTGTCAATCATTGTTGACCACCGAGAAGTATATTTGTTGGGTGAAACATCATCTGAGGTTTGGATTGATGTGGGTGCTGTGCCTTTCCCCTTTCAGCGGATACCTGGCACATCTACCCAACACGGCATAGCTGCTGTTTATTCAATGGCTAGATTGGCTAATTCCTTTGCTTATGTAAGCAGAAATAACCGCGGTCAAGGAATGATTGTTCAGATGAACGGTTACATTCCTCAAAGGATTTCCACCCACGCTGTGGAAAACACTTTGGTTAACCAATACATTGATGACGCAATTGCTTACACCTATCAGCTTGAGGGTCATGAGTGTTATGTGGTGACTTTTCCCACAATCGACTTGACTTGGGTGTATGATGCGACCACCCAAATGTGGCATAAATGGCTATCTGTGGATAACGCCAACGTCTACCACCGCCATCGGTCTAATTGCTCTGCTGTGTTTCAAAATATGGTTTTGGTGGGCGATTACGAAAACGGCAAGATTTATGAGCTAGATCGCAATAATTACACGGATGATGGTAACGAAGTCCGCAGGCTAAGACGTGCGCCGCATTTGGTGGCTGATTTGCAACGTCAGTATTTTGATGAGTTTCAGATACAGTTTCAGCCTGGCGTTGGTACTACGGGCTTTTATGTCCCGACTGCCGAAAATTTTATCCAGTCGCCTTACATTATTTATTCTGAAGCAAGCCTAGTTATTGGTGCTTTAGAGACTTTAATTTTAGGTACTCAAAATAGAATCAACCCTGCGGATACAACAACTTTCCCACAAGCTATGCTGAGATGGTCAAACGATGGCGGTTCAACATGGTCACGTGAATATTGGGTTTCCATTGGTTCAATGGGAAGATTTAAGAATCGTGCAATTTGGAGGCGTTTGGGTATGGCGCGAGATAGAGTGTTTGAAGTGGTTGTTACCGACCCTGTAAAGGCGGTAATTGTTTCCGCTAACCTAAAAGCCAGTGCTGGAGATAACTAATGCTTTACAACCCACAAACCCAACCATATCCACAATCTGAGTTTTTGGACAAAGCAACAAATCGTCCAACTCGGTCATGGCAGCAATGGTTTTTGAATTTGCTGAATTTCTCTAGCTCAACATCTGCAACGGCGGGAAGTGCAACACTGCCTGCAAATCCTGTAGGGTTCATTAACGTGACTGTTAATGGCCAACCCTTTAAAGTGCCGTACTACAATTAAGAGGTAAAAATGCCAAACAATCAATTAAGAAACTTAGCATCCCTTGGCAGATATGGCGACACTATGCTTGCCCATATCAACCCTCAAGAAGCGGCATTGTTGAAGGCTAGGGGCGGTGCTGGCACTATAAATCCTAGAACTGGTTTGCGTGAGTTTTTTGATCTAACAAGGCCGTCATATTTTCCTAATCCCGAGCCATTGCCATCATTAAGCCAAGCGTTGGACCCTGCATCATTGGCAAATCTCTCCACTCAATTGAATCAAGTTACAGTTCAGCCTACTGCTGGCTTTGGTGGCATTTCTCCAAAACAAACCTATCAGGAAATTGCACCAGAATATTCACAATATGCAGATCGCGGGATAGCGACTGGCATGGGTGGTGGTAGGCAAGTTCAAGGTTACTCAATACCAGTTGAACAAACATTTCAGGGCAAACCACTAGAAGCCAAATACGATACCAAGGGTAATTTTCAGTATTTAGGGCTTGCTGGTGGAGATTATTTACCAACCGATCCAAATCAACCAAACATAGTTTCTTCACCAAGAATTAATGCAAAAGGCGAGATTATTGATTATGGAGTCTTTGATTTAAGTAAGCAGAGTGGCGCTGGCTTTGGTGATTTGGTTCGTGATGTAGGTCGTGACTTTGGCCCAATGATTTTGGCGGGATTGGGTGCAAACTTAGCCACTGGTGGTCTTCAGAGTTTATTTGGTGGTGGTGCTGGTGGGGCAACGGCGGCTGATATTGCGGCTCATAATGCTTTAGCTGCTGCCAATACTGCTGGCGGTCTCACTGCGGCTGATGTCGCTGCGGCGGCAGCGAGTGCTGGTGGCGTTGGTGCAGGCACATTGACTGGAACTACGCTTGCTGATTTAGGTGCAGCTGGTGGTGCATCTGCTGCTGATATTGCGGCGCATGAGGCTCTTGCCGCTGCTAATACTGCTGGTGGTCTCACGGCTGCTGATGCTGCCGCTGCTGCCGCTGCCGCTGGTGGAGGAGCATCTGCCGCTGATATAGCAGCGCATGAAGCGCTGGCTAATGCAAATACTGCTGGTGGCCTTACTGCTGCTAATGCTGCTAATGCTGCTGCTGCTGCAGCAGCTGCTAGTGGTGGTGGTTTTGACGATATTGTAAAAAAAGTTGTAACTGCTGGCGGTGACATTACCGACGTAGTTAAAAAAGTAACCGATTTAACTGGTTTAAGTAATTTAACTCCAGCTCAAATGGCGGCTATATTATCTGCTCTTGCAAATGTAACAGGTGGAGTAATTGGTGCAAATTCCGCTAAAGAAGCAGCGCAAATCCAAGCAGATGCGGCATTAAAAGCTGCACAAATGCAGCAAGATATGTTCAACACTGTGAACGCCCAAGGCGCACCATATCGAGGCGCAGGGTATAACGCATTGAATTTAATTGGGTCTATGCTGCCTGGCCAATACAACAAATACGATGCAAGCGGTAAGTTGATTGGTACAGATACTGGTTCAGGTTATTTAACTCAACAATATGGCTCCGAGCAATTTGCAAAGGACATAGACCCAGGCTACGCATTCAGGCTTCAACAAGGTCAAATGGCCAACCAACGTGCCTCTAACCTTGCTGGTGGTCTAATAGGTGGAAACGCTTTACAAGGTCTACAAGACTACACCCAAGGCATGGCTAGCCAAGAGTATGGAAATGCATTTAATCGCTTCCAAACGCAACGTGGCAACATTTACAACACGCTAGCGGGTATTGCTGGAATTGGTCAAACCGCACAAGGACAGGCTAATACGTTGGCACAAAACACGGCTACCGCACAAGGTCAACTTGGCATAGGTTCAGCAGCTGCACAAGCGGCTGGCAAAATGGGTCAAGCTGCTGGTTATGGTGGTGCGTTGACAGGCGCAGCAAACAATTATTTGCTGTCTCAATTGCTCAGTCAAAATCAAGGCGTAGCTCGCCCTTAGATAAGGATAAATCATGGCAGATTACGGCTTTAACACGCAACTAACCCCTAACATCCCGCAAACTAGTCTAGCGGACATGATGAACCTTGCTCGAAACGCACAGGCTTATCAGCAAGCAGGGCAAATGAATCCTTTGCAGATTCAACAACTGCAACAACAAATCCAGCAAGCTAGGGAAATGAACCCTTTGCAAATTCAGCAATTGCAGCAGCAAGTTGAACAATCAAGACAGCTAAATCCTTTGGCTGTGCGTAAACAAACCGCAGAAACTTCATTAGCAGAGCAAACGCTTAATCCTAAAGTTGAAGAGGCAAAAGCTACATCGTCTAGCGCTACAACAAAATCACAAGCTGACAAACTTGATTATGCGATGAAGCACACCAGTAATGCGGTGCAACAACTACAGACAATTGTCAATAAGCCTGATTTAAATGAAAAAGACATTGTAGATTTCATTACGGAAAACGTTAAAGCATTAAATGGACCACCCGAGGCTATTACGCAAGCACTTGTCGGTTTGCCAAAGAATGGAACACCAACCGAGTACAGAGCGTTTGCGGCACAAAAATTAGCATCTATGTTAAACACGCAATCTCAATTAGATAAGCTATACCCATCTTCAACTATGACGGGTAGTGGTGGACAAATTCAACCCATACAAACGGGCAATGAGCTATTGACACGCACGAAGCCAGGAACGGTCACGGGTCCGGCTACAACGGTTACGCCCACGCCAGGCTTCCAAGTTATTAATGGCATTACTTATTATGTTGATCAAAACGGCAAATTGCATACGCCTAATTCACCAACCGCAATGAACGCTGGTCAAGTTAATGCGCCGCAAGTTCAGCAAATGCCTCAACAAGCTCCACAAATGCCGCAAAGAGCACCGCAAATGCCTCAACAAGCGCCGCCACAACAAGCGCCAGCAGGCTCTACAAGCGGTGCTTTGGTTAAAGAAGATATGCCTGTGCCACAAGGCGGTTTGCGTCAAATGAATACGCAACAGCAGGCTAGATATGAAGCTGGACAAAAATTGTTTGCCGATGCTGCAACTGCTAATCAAAACGCAGCAGATCAAGGCGCTATTCTTAGAAGTATTAAACAAAACTTAGCCCAAGCGCAAAGTAGCAAGCCTGGCCAATTATTGCGCCAAGGTGGAAAATTCTTGGCCGGTAATGAGCAGTTAGACACATTGCTTAAAGACTTGTCGCAAAACCAATTATTGCAAGCAAAAATGATGG